GAACGATCAGATATAGCTAAAGCATATTTACCACCAGAAAATTTAGTATGTGGTGCTCTATGAGGTTTATTACTTCTATCTGCAAATCTAGCCATTAATTATAATAACTCGTACTAGGTAATATTCTAGTAGATGGTGAGTCATCTCCTGCTATTAATCTTTCATACGCTTGTTCATAATCTAATTTTAATTCAGCTCTAGTTGCTTGATCTATACCAGTTCTTTTTTTAGATAAATAATAAGCAAGACCTGCACACATACATTCAAAAGCTCTAAATGGTATATCAATATTTTGTTCTACTCCATTAACAGTAGAAGCTGTAATATCTTGTATCTTTCTCATTCTATAATATCTTAATGTATAAGCTTGATCAGGTGTTGGATAAATTAAAACTTGAGGAGTATTTAATCTTTGTAAATAAAATTGTGTAGGTCTAGATTGAGAAGTTTTATTAGATATAGCAGCATAATCATTAACACCTAAACGTGTCATTGAATATTCAGTAGTTCCATCTAAAATATTTGCATTAATAATATCTATTGTATCATAATCAAGTACATAAGTATTAGTACCTTGAGTTAATGATAAATCTTTTAATTCAACTGTCCATTGATTATAACCACGATTAGCCCAATCACTAAACATAATATTTAAACTACGTCTAGCAGAACGTACATCGTATCCTAAAATAGGATCACCTCCTATTCTATCATACGCTTCTTGTATAACATCATTAACTGTTAAATTAAATGTTGCTGTTCCTGATGTTGCCATAAATTATCCTTATGCGTGGAATAATGTAACACCTTGAATAGTAGATACATTAGCACCTGCAATCGTTGCTGAAACTTGACAATTTGTATTAAACTTAACACCTTCTTCTGGAAGATTTAATTGAAAAGTAGATGCTCCAGCATCAACGTTTCCTGTGTTAATTTCAAATACATCAGTTCCGCCATCTTTAAATGTTAATACACCAGCAGTAGAAGTAGGTTCTGCAATGAAACCTTTTAATCTTGTAGGTCCATTAACTAAAGTAACTGTAATAGCTACATTAGAAGATGTATTAGATAAAGAAGCTTGATTAGCACTAACTACTTTAATATCTGATCCTGCCATATTTTCCTCCTTAAATTAATCCTTGTTTTCTTAAATTTGCATATAGTAACTTAATTCTATCTTCTTGGCTAGTAGGTTGTGATATAACTGAACCAAGATAATCTTTTGCAATATCTCTTGAAAAATCTATTGGTTTATTTAATTCAATAATAGAAGTTCTATCAAAAGGCATTGAAGTAGAACCTAGTGGAGTTTGTTCACTAAATTTACCTAAAACTTTTTCTATATCTGCTAATTTTTCATCTAAATCTTTTTCTTTAACTTCTTCTTCTTTTTTAGCAGATTCACGTTCTAAAATTTGTTTAATACTTTCAGTTTCGCCAGTATCTTCAGTTTCGCCAATTTTAATTTGTTCTTCAGTAGGTTTATATTCTTTTTCAGCTTCTTGAAATTCATTAAGTTTTTTAACAGAGCTTCTTTCATCTTCTTCTTTATCTTTTTTAAAATAATTTCTAAAAGCTTCTCCTACTGACTCTAATTTTTCAAACATTATATCTCCTTGTTAACGAGGGCCCGAAGGCCCTCAGAAATATTAAGTTACGTTATTGTTTTGTACGTATTGTACAGTAACAATAGCTTCACCAGTAGTTCCATCTCCATCAGTCGCAGTAAATACTCCGATTACATTGATGTCACTTGTTCCAACATCAGCTAAATTTGGAATTGCAGCAGCAACAGGTTGTGTTCTTGCAACAGTTTGTGCATCAGTAGCTGCAATGAATGCAGTTCCGTTTGCAACAGTTCCTACTGAAACAGTTGCAGCAGTTCCATCATTATTAACTGTAATGATATCTAAAGTTACATTAGTTATTTGTGAACCAGCAGGAATAGTTGCAACAGTTGTATTTGCTGTAGCTCCTATTGTGCTAATTGATTTAGATTGTACCATTTGTACAAATCCAGTATTTGTTACATCAGTTCCTAAAGTAGTACCAGTAGTTTCTCTAATAGTACCTGCTTTAATAGGTCCTGAAAATGTAGTTGTTCCCATATGTCTATCCTCCTTTTGATAGTCTGCTTTCGCAGTCGTTAGGGTTAAATACTAGGCGTATTGCTACGCCTAGTAAGATTATATTATTATGCAGCTCCTTCTGAACCAAAGATAGTTCTCCAGTCTGTGAAACCGAAAGAATATCTTTCTCTAACTTTGTATCTTAAATTACCAGTTTCAAAATCGCCTTCAACAGCTTTTTTCATTGGTGATCTTACAAAGTGTTTCATTCCATCAGGACAATCAGTCATAATGAAGTATTGATCTGGGTCAGTTAATCTTTGATTAACTACTACTCCGCCAGGGATCATACCCATATTTCTCATTGCATTGATATCATTGTCAGCAGTTCCTGGTCTTAAATTAGACTTAAGGATTCTTTCTGCAATGAACACCAATTGAGGTGGAACGATTAGTTTTTGTCCAGTTAATGCAATTGGTATATTTCTGTCATCAACAACAGTAGAGATTTGAATCAGTAACTGCTCAAGAGAAGTTTCTGATAAATCAGCTGGTGTTGCTAATGTGTTAGAAGCAGTACCACCGCCACCTAGTGGGTGAGAAGCTGACAATAATGCCACGCCATCGCCACCTACTGAAGTAGTAGTTGCATTGTTTAGGATATTTGCACCTTTGATTTCTTTAGTATGTTGCATTGATCTTGCAAGTGCTCTTGCGTATTTAGCGCCTAGAGAACCATACAAGCCATCTTCTTCAGCTTCTTCTGTTATAGAAAATGCTAAAGCGATAGTTTCATGTACATATCTAGAAACAAAGCCTTCTCTGCCGCTTTCATAAGAGATAGCAGCACCTTCAGCTTTTGTTGGTGCAGCACCGAATCCGATCATTTGTACATCTTCTTCGAATGCTTTTTGTGATTGCTCAACAGAATAGATTTCTCTCCATTGTTCTGGATATCTATCGTATTCCATACCAAACACGGTATTTAAACCTAGATTGAGCTGTTTGGTAAATAGTGCTCTATTAAGTGCCATAGTTTATGTCTCCTTATACTCCTGCACCAGCACCACCAACGCCGTATAAGTGTTTATTAATAACCACTTCTACTTTTGCGTCAGCACCAGCTGCATTGTTTGGTTCGTCAACTAACCTTAATATTCTTAAAACTAAAGACCCAGTACCTAAAGTAGCTATGTCTAATTCGTCTGTAGAATATCCGTAAGTTGAATTGAAAGTACCAATAGTTACGTTTGCTAATTCACCAACATTGGCTGTAGCAAAAGTACCATTACATTGTACTTTATATGTTATGTTTGGATCATCGTATACATATGCTTTAATAGCAGTGTTTGCTTTTACAGCAGTACCTGTGTTCCAAACTTTAGAGAATTTAACATCTCCAGTAGAGTTTTCAATATATTCAACTCCATAGAATACGCCAACAGCGTTTCCGCCTGCAGTTCCTCTAATTACTGTTCCATCAGTAGTAAGGGTAACTAAGTCACCACTTGCTAGATTTGCAGCATAAGAGTTTGCAATAGCATATTCTTGGGGTCTAATAACTCCACCTGTAAGATGTCTCAAAGGTATAAAACCTTGAGGGGCATTTACATTTGCCATAGTTATAACCTCCTAAGTTATAGTTGCGTTTTACTCTTTAAAGCCGCCCCTTGTAACTTCAGTCTTGAAGGTTTTACTAATTGGATTTCCAGGTTGTTCTACTTTGTGAATATCTTGTTCGACTGATCTCATTAAGTTTTCAGTCATTCTTGCGTAATATTCATTACGTTCATTAACCAGTTCTTCTGGCATTTCACAGAGTACCATGCCTTCTATTCCAATATGACCAGCAAATTTGCCATGTTCAATCGTTGGAAAATGTTGTGCATCTTTAACCGTTTTAGGGTCTCTAGGCTGCCAACCTTCTCTCAATCGTTTAGCAACATTTGTTGGTTGATCCTGTCCTAAAACCATTGTTGCGATCCATCTTTGTTTGAATCCAGGTCTTGCTTCAGGTGCCTCCAATAAATTACTTGGGCGCCAACTTTTTTTGACCTTTGTTGATTCCTCAACTCTAGTCTCATGTTTTATTTTATTATCTTTACTCATGTCGTGCTCCTTCCGTTCACGTATTGGTGCTAAAGTTTTTTACTTCTTTAGCAAACCGCTTTAGTGCCGCTTCATCATTGATATCAATGCCGAAATTTCTAGCAGTAGCTAGATCATCCTGCGTTAGCTTTACTCTATTACTGTCGCCAGTTTTTTTACGACTAACTCCAGCAACAGGAGATTGCACTCTGTTGTTCTTTTGTACCACATTTTTATCAGTTTGAGAAGTGTTTTCCTCATCTTTATTAAAATGTTTTAAACCACTTGCTTTAAGTCGTTTATCCATTTCATCATAGTATCCAGGATCGTTCACATCCCAACCTTCTTCTGTTAATTCAGCATCAATTCCATACGCCATAGCTGTTTCTTTACGATAACCAGGCTTATTAAACCATGTTGAATTAGATTGTACCCAATCTCTTGCTAAAGGTGGTGCTTTAGCTTCTTTTTTTTCAGAAGTTTTTGTTTTTTCTTGTGAGTATTCAGAAGTTTTTTGCATCTGACCTCTTAAATCAGCCATTTTTTCATACAAATCAACTTGTTTATCTGTATTACCTTCTTCAATTGCTGATTTTAATTCAGCTGAAACAGATTTATACTGGTTACTAAGAGATTTATTTGCAATATCAAAAGTTTTAGTTTCTAAATTTGATAATTTTTCTTCTAACTCAGTAATTCTTTGTTCTGCTTCTGCTCTTTTAGCCACTTCTTTAGCAATTCTTTTACGAACTTTTTCAGAGTATGGCATATCCTCAGAATAAGGAGGTGCTTTAATCTCTTTTTTCTCAGGTATTACTTCTTGTGTTTCTTCTTTTTGTTCTTCTTCTGCAGATTGAACTAATTTATCAATAGGATTCTCAGGAATCTCTACTTCTTTTTCATTAGCATCATCATCTAATTTAACTTCTAGCTCTTTCTGCTCTTTGTTTTCTTCATCTATCATAGTTTCTCCTATGTTGTCGTTAGTTTATCTAACGTGTACTATATACTTTGAGATATTACTTCTGGGTTTTCCAGTGTAGCAAGTATCTCATCATCATTTAATAACACCATTTTGACTTTTTGTACAGATATTCTTGCACCTGCATATCTTCCAAATACAACCCAATCTCCTACTTTACACCAAGGTTGTTTTCTGTCAGAATAACATTCTGATCCCATTGCTATTACTTGTCCAACAGAATTCATATAAGATTGTGTGTCTTTACTGTTATCAGTTAAATAAATTCCGCCTTTTGTTTTTTCAATAGAACCTCGTGGTCTTATTAAAATTCTATAACCTACTGGTTGTGGTATTTTATCTGGTGTTGGTACACTACTATCAGTGGACCAAGCATCGTTATTAATCATCGTCTTCTATATCTCCTTTCTGATATTTTTCGATTGTTTCATTTATGATCTCTAGTGATTTATCTAAACCTTGTCCATAACCATAGACACGTTTAAATTCTTGAATATCATTTACTCCCTTAGAAAGTAAATTAGTTGCTAAATCAGTTTTATAATTTTTTATTTTATTCTTGATCGCTTGTAACAGCTTCTCCATCTTCAACTTTCTGTTTTATAGTTTTTAGTAATTCATCAAAATCTAAATTTAATTCTTGACTTACTTTTGCAAACTTTCTAGGTTTGATTATCTTTATTGATAAATTTTTATTTTCTAAATATTTTTTTGCTTGTCTTATTATTTCAGCTTTCATTTTTCTTTTCTAGCAACCCTTGATGCTGTTTCTACTATCTTAGCTTTAACCTCTGCATCTTTTCTGGCATTTTGTCTTTCGCTATTTTTAACACCTTCTGCAAATCTAGCTTTTCTAATATTTAGTTCTTCAGCTTTTAATTGTAGTTGTGCTTGCTTCTCTTGTTTTTCCATTTCCATTTGTTGTTGTTCTGGTGATGGTGGCATACTACCCATTAACTGTTGAGCAGCTTGTGCTGCTGTTGCAGCAATTCTATTTTCTTGTTCAATAGAAAGTTCTTTAGGTTTTTCATTATTAAATTCTTTATTAAATTCTCCTGAAGATGTTGCCATACCTTCTTGTACTTGAGCTTGCATTTGTTGTTGATATAAAAATGCCATGTGTTGTCCCATATGAGCTAACATCTGAGGATATAATACTTGTTTAGCTTCAGGGCTACCAGCAAATCGTGGATCATTAATAAATTGTTGATGAACCATCAGATGAGCTGCATGATCTTGTTCTTCATAAACTCTAATTGGTTTACCATTTAATAATGCCATGTTTTCAGATACAGGATCACGTCTAGGAATATCTTCATCTTCAATAATTAGATCATTATAATCAGGAATATTTAATGCTTGTAAAAATCTTCTATAAGCTTCTTTAGTATCAATAATAGAAGGTGCTTGTTGTGCTAATTGAAGTCCAGTTTGTGCTAAAGCAATACGTTG